TAATGAGATATGACATATTCCTTTATCCAATCTGCCATAGCTTACCTCACACTTTTGTTATTCTTAGCTCTGATGTGCTCAAAGGCATTGGCCAGAGCTGAGTATTATATCCGTCCCAGTTATCAAATCGCCTGAAGTATCCTGTAACGCTGGAAGATGATGCGTTTTTGTGCTGAAGCGTTATATTCCCATCTACCACCTTAGCTATTAGCCTTATATTCGAATTTGCCCTTTGCATCCACTTTACAAATTGCCCATGTTCTGTTGTGATAGATTGCTCATTCTCGCCTGTATCGCCGGTTATAGTAAATTCCGCATCCGGCACAGTAGCTGCAGCTTTGCCGGCTTCAAATGCAAGATCATATAGCTCTGCGATGTTATCCGCGATTGTTTCCGGACTTGCATTGTCGGCTGTCTGGACTCCCTTAGCTGTTAAGGCTTGCGCGATAGTCCGACAGCCAGCCGGAAAAGACTCCTGCAGCTCTTCGATATCTTCCCGGTCCGTATCCAGCTGGTCCTGCAGATCCTGGCTTGCCTGCTGCAGCAAGTCGTTCAGGTCCTGTATCTCCTGTTCGATTGTGGCCACATTTTCTGCGACGCTTGCCCGGTCCGTATCGCTTTGCGCTGTAACCTTTGTGAATGTTTTCAAGATCGAGTTTGTCAGGAAATTGAGCTTGTCAGCTGTATCCGCAATCCATGTGTCCGTCCTGGCTATGTTGCTTTCCGGAGTTTCCAGATCAAGCGATGGACGCTCAAATACGGTATTCTCCATTCTCTTCTCCGTTCTCTTCGTAAGTCATTGCTATGGAATAGATCCGCACGTCTCCATGTCCCACAAAACGCAGCTTGAAATGGTCCGCTCTAAACGCTTTGATAGGTATAGATTGTGTAGTGATCGTTGCATTTCCTCGCAGCACCACCAGCTCGTCATATGGCCGGTCCTCGTAAGATACATAAATCTGTATCTCGGATTTGTGCGGCACAAATGCTCTGATGGTCAGTCTCTTAAGTTTCTTGTAAACCGGAGAGTCCAGGCCAAGGTCCCCGGTCTCCGCGAACCACGGCACATACTTTTCAGATTCTGGCCTCTCCTCTGTAGGAGAAAAGATCCAGTTGTCCTTGGATCCTATACCATAGATATCCGTATCTGTCGCCGCATACACCTGGCCATTCTCTGATGCTGAGAAGTGCTCGACGCGGATATTTGAATCTTCCTTCTCCCAGATCCCATGAGCCATGTCATAGACAAAGTTAAAAGGATGATCCAGGGCATTAACGACCGAGATGTAATATTTATTCAGTGTCGCGCCGGCAACTCCATCGTAATAGACTGTATCCCGGCCAAGTGCTTCGGATATTGACGTCGGTGTGGATCCATCGAATACACAGATATCGGTTGCCGATTTATAGATCAGCATCTCATTCAATACTGCCAATGATCTATAGGATCCCCGCTGCACCCCACGCGCATTAAGCGATGAGAGCTGATACTCTGCAGGCGAGGATCCAAAGATCCGGAGGATATGATTTTCCTTAAAGAAAGTAGGATAACCCTGGTAGGAAATGCAGCCTGTAAAGAATCCATCTTCTCCTAAAGAAAGAGCATAACTATCTGTCGATAGTCCTTCGTAGCTGTACCAATTTTTGAAGTCACCGAGCTTTGATGCATAAATCTCGTTGACCATCTCCCGGTCTGCATTTCTTCCGTAATAGCATCCCCAGACTCTGTTTTTTGAGACACAGACATAATCCATCTGAGGAATCTTCCTGGAGATTGTCAGAGGAGCTGATGCATCAGATACATCCGAATCTGTTACCCGGTTCATGAGGCCAATGACTACCACATAGTCTTCGCCTATTGCCTGGATAATGGATCCGTCATTGATATCGCTAAGATGGCCATTCAGATTGATAGAATCGCCTACGGCAAATCTTTGCGTCAGGTCCGGCCCAGGAATATGTACTTTGATGTATGTAGTCGGAACTGGCTGCCACATGGACAGAGTTGCCTGCCACATGTACAAACCCTTCTGCGAGGCGTCCGTACACAACCAGTAATCACCGTCTGATGGATTTGCCGGTGGTGTTGTTCTAACGGATACATTCTGATAAGGGCTCCCTTCGCTATCACAAAGCGTATATGTGATTTCCTCGCCGGCTGCGACAGTCACTGTATCTCCCATGGTGCCGGTCTCTGTGGTAAATACATTGACATAGACTCCTGCCGGGAAGATAAGAATGTAAGCACCAAACCGCAGAAGCTGCTGCTCTGAATTGTCTTCCGGATCCATCAGATCAGTCAGGTCATAATCCCTGCTGCCGATATGCATAATAACTGTATCGCGTTCCGGATCTGTTTCCCTTCCGTTTTCCAACCATGCCAGGTCCGCTCCGGTTTCTCCACTTGTCAAAAGGAGCCCGCGGATTGTTCCTGCAGACTCCTTAACTTTCGTCCGGATCCCGCGCGGAGAAAACAGAGGAAAATTGTCAGAGGACAGATTTTCCATGTCGTAAAACTCGCCGCTGCGGATGCGGTAATTATGATTATATCCGTAGAAAGCTGATATCAGCTCCCTGGTATTTTGATCATCTTCTAATCGCGGCAGGAACATTACAGTACCTCATGTCTTAAATACCGGCCTCTGTTCCTGTTCGGTCTATGTGTCCGGTTGTAATACTGCTGATAGGAAATATAAGCATTATTGAAAAGCTCGCTGGCCATGTTATAGCGCCGGTTATCGCCATTCATATAGGCTACTTTGGTATCAATGAAATACACATAGATATCTTCATACGGCGGCTTCAGGATCATCTCTGAATCCATCTTCAGCTCTTCCGGAGCATTGCCTTCTTCTATCCCATCTGAATACAGAGTGTCACCTACCACATACTCGTCTCCCAGCGCGTATTCGCCTGCAAGAGTATATGCCAGGTCCTGACTGCCATCATGAGTAGCAAGCACTTCAATCCAGATCTGGTGCTCGATATCATTCAGCCATGACAGCTTAATAACGTCGTCCACCTGATTCGGATTCATAATATTGTATTTTTGGATGATTCCTGCTGCAGTCATTTTTAAAAAATGCGGGCGGGGCTAACCCGCCCGGTAAATGTTTGGTGATTAAAACTCTGCTCTGTCAGTGAGCCTATCGATGAATTCATCCGCCATGTTCTGCTGCTCATAGCTGTGCTCAATGACTTCAGCAATAGGCATCGGCACTTCTACCTTCACGCCGCGCTGGATCTTAAATCTTCTTCCATTCACGGCCGCGAAAAGATAATTTGCCTCACCATTTGTTGCCTTCGGAAGTCTGATGGTTACCATCTGCTTCCAGGGATCCTTCGAGGCTTTAGCCGGCTTTTCCGGCTTAGCCTCCTGCTGAGGTTCATCTGCCTCAGTCTGGAAATTATCCTGGATTCCCTGATTTAGGATATCTTCTGTATCTTCCATTACGGGTTTTCTCGCCATAAAAGGTCTCCTTAGTTTGCATCATCTACGGTGGAGTAGAAGGATTTCGTCTCCGCCCTGACGATTCTTTCCTGATACAGGATCTTTGCTGCATGTGATGCTTTCCACCCGACCGTGGACCGCTGATTGAGGGGATCCGCTGTTCCGGAGCTGCCCAACTGCTTGACAATGACTTCCATTGACTCTGCAGTAGGATCAATGATGCCGTAAGCATCCTTGCCCAGGAACGTTGTCATGTAGACTGCCTCATCGCTTACAATGACTACCTGCTGATTTGTGTCTTCCACAAAGCGGCAGCCATGGAGCTTGCCGATCTCGCCATTGTAGATTTCTCCGGGCTGAGCATACTTATGGACGTCGATCCAGTCTGCAGACTCCCGCAGGTCATATGCGACGGAAGGATGGATAATTGCCACATAGTCACCATTAATCTTCGGTGCTTTCATCTTCTTCAGCATCGTGACTGCCTGGTTGACCATGGTAGGCGTCAGCACATCTGACGTAGTAAGAGCTGCTCTGGATGTCTTGCCGCCGCCATAAATGACGTTGGTTCCGGAGTTGACTTCATTCCTGGTGATCGTGTCAAGCGTATCGCCGGCCTGCGCACCATGCTCTTCGGTTGCTGCAGTGATAACAGGATCCACAGCTTCCAGCTGCAGTCTGTCGGAAATGGTGGTGTAATCGCCATACTGAGAAATCTCTTTCTCAATAGACGTCATGTTGAGATGATTACCATCCGGAGTGACGCCTTCAGTCAGGGGCGTCATTGCCTTGCTGAAAGTATCAAACTTTCTCCACTCAACCTTCTTACCGCCATTCTTCGGCAGCGGCTGCTTTCTCCCGAACTGGTTGAAATAATGTTCTGTTCTCGCATTTTCCAGAAGAGCGGTCTTATAGAACGTCTTCATGGTAGGAGACAGGTTGTTCGGTGTGGTGGTGTCGTTCAGAGTTGTGGTCTGGACATTCGCATTGCTGGCCTCAACGCCAGAGTTTGCAGCAAACAGCTGCAGATCCGGAATCAGTATGCTGAATTCTTTAATCTTAATTCCTGTTTCTTTAACTTTCATTTTTATCCCTTCCTGAGCTAGAAAGAGATATGTTCACCTCTATCCGCTCTCATAGCCATATCATGGATTTGTTCCCTGGTAAGCTTGGAAGGATCGATTCCGCCAACAGAGGCAGTTGCCTGGCCGTTATTTCCATTCTCCACAGG